TCTGCCGGTAGTGATCTGGCAATTTGCGGTGCTGTTTCCGACCCTCTCCTCGGCGGGAGCAACCAACGGCGCCCCGTTCATGCAGTTTCTCGATTCCGGCAATTATCAGATGGAGATCCACGTATCTTCGCTCGGCCAACTTCTCGTTTATAACGGCGAAGGTCCGCTATTTGGCGGGACGCTGCAGGCTGCGAGCGCTCCGGGCGTGATTTTACCGAACACCTGGTACGGGATCGGACTGCAGATTCAGTTTGCCAACGGAACCGGATCGATCAGCATTTATATCAGCGAGATCGCCGGCGGTGCTCCGAGCGTGAACGCCGCCGGCATCGTCACCATCGCCACCAGCAACGCCTGGATCAACAGCTTCCGAATTGGCGACATGGGTGCCGTTTTCGGCGGAATCCAGTTCGACGATTTTCACTGCCACACTCCCACCGGCATCGCCCCGAATTCGATTCTCGGTGACTCCCGCATCTACACAAAGAAAAGCAATGGCGCAGGGTTTGCCACAAACTGGACGCCGAACGGAGCCAGTGCGAATTGGCAATGCTCTGACGACTCTCCACCCGATGGAGACACCACTTATAACGCCTCGAACGTGGGCGCGGTCGATGGATACGCGGTGCCAACGATAGGTTTTACCGGCAATCCCAATGGAATCGTGCGCGTCAGTTACGTTCGTCGCGATGACGCCGGTCCGCACCAGATACAAAATGGAATTCGCTCCGGATCAACGAATGCTTTAGGAACCGCGTTCACTGTTCCCGCAAGCTATGCGTGGACCGACGGAGGGGCTTGTTACACGGTGGATCCGGCGACGAGCGCACCCTGGTTGCCCGCAGCTGCCGATGCCGCTCAGATGGTCCTCGATGCTGGCCTTTTTTGAATTGTGTTTCCTGAGAGCAGTTAAATGTCAGTTCGTTCAACCCAGGAAGTTCTGCTTCTCTCGGTTAACTATAATCCCTTGGCGATAACTTACCCGCTTACGCCGCCCGCAATCGCGGGGATCGGTCCGCAGGATTTCACCATGACGGAAGATAACGTCGTCGGTGAAACCGAGTCGCCCTTCACGCTCGGGCAGCAGATCCAGCAATGGGCGGGACAGCGGCTGCAGCTCGAAATGACTCTGCCGCCCATGCTTTACGCCCAGGCGGAGCAGTGGATTGCATTTCTGGGCTCACTGATGGGCAAGTACGGGACGTTTCTGATGGGCGACTACAATCGCCCGACGCCGCAGGGCGCGATGAGCGGAGCTCCGCTGGCCTCCGGATCGAATCCTCCCGGCCTGAATGTAATTAACCTGCGTGGCGCCACACCCAGCGTATCGAACTGGGCGGTAGCGGGCGATTACCTTCAACTCCAGGCTCCGGGAGCGCCGCAACGGATTTACAAGATTCTGCAGAGTCAAGCGAGCGACAGCGGCGGAAACGTGAACGGCCTCGCAGTGTTTCCCAACATTCGCGAGACGGTGCCCGATGGCACGGTGATTGTCGTTTCGAACTGCAAGGGAACCTTCCGCCTGGTGGAGAATTCCGTTTCGTGGAAGGTCGACAAGAACAAAGTCTATTCGATCAGCTTCAAAGCGAAAGAGGCGATCTGATCATGACGAACGAACAGCTAGAAGCGAAAGCGGAAGAAGTTTACCGCGCGTTTTGCAACTCGCCCGTGCACGTCTACCTGCCGCCGCGGCCGCCGCAGTGGTCGGAACTTCCGCAGGTGCTGAAAGACGCCTGGAAGGCCGCAGTCCTGAAGGCCCGCGAGAACTAAGCACTCATGCCGCGCAATACTTCGTCTGCATTCCTGACTGCGCTGGCGCAGGGCACGCTGACCCTAGCCCTCTTTGCTGAACTCGCGTTTGCCGACAATACGCTTTATCTCTTCACTGGCGTTGGTACGATCACGCCGGCCGGGCCGCCGGCTCTTGCAACGTCGACTTTTCCCTACGGACAGACCTTCACCGGCCTCGGATGGATGGCAAAGCTTTCTGCGATTCCTCAGACCACGAAGGTCCAGGCGCAGAATATTACCCTCTCGTTGAGCGGCATTCCGCCCAGCCTGGTGGCGGAAGCGACTGGTCAGGTAAGAATTTCCGGGACGGCTACGATTTGGTTGGGACTGTTCAGCGCGGGAGTGCTCATCAACGATCCGGTGCAACTGTTTGCCGGCGCGCTCGATGTCCCTTCCCTTTCCGATGGCGGTGACACTTCGACCATTTCCATCACCTGCGAAAATCCGCTGCTCTCGCTGAATCTCGCGCCCAACCGCACGTTCGACGATGTCGATCAGCAGCTTTATTTTCCCGGCGATCTGGGAATGAGTTTCGTTGATGCTCTCGCGAATCTGCAATTGTTCTGGCCGGCGGCGAACTCGAACGCCACCCCCTTCCAGACCTACATGACGGTCACGCCGAGCGGCGCCGACATCGCGGTGGGCGGTACCGTGCAGTTGACGCTGACTGTCTATTACTCGAATGGAACCCACGTCAGCGGCAATGCGGGTGCTCCAACCGGAACTGCGCACGTCGCCAGCAGCGATCCAGAGATTGCAACCGTCGACGGGAACGGCCTGGTCACCGGCGTTTCGCCCGGAGTCTGCAACATGATCGTTCGCGCTACGAACATATCCGGAAGCAGTCCTTTCTCCGAATTTCGCGCTGCCTGCACCGTGATTGTCCACTCTTAATCGTGCACTCCTAAAAACATGCCTCGTTCCCACGATTGGCCGGAACGTCTTCACCGCATCATCGAGAGCGCGGCGGAGCTCTCTTTCGAGTGGGGAAGATTCGATTGCGCCCTGCACGTTTGTAACTGCATTCGCGCGCTGATCGACGTGGATCCGGCGGCCGACTACCGCGGTAAATATTCCGATGCAGCCGGCGCCGCGAAAATCTATGGCGAGAGCTTTGAGCAGTTCATTGCGGCGACCTGCGCCAAACTGAATTTCGAGGAAGTACCCGTGACCTTTGCCCGCCGCGGCGACGTCGTCTTCCTGGACAACGACAGCCCGCAAGGCGCGATCGGCGTGGTCTCCACCGATGGTCGGTTCGCTTCCTGTGCCTCCGACAAAGGCCTGGTCCTGCTTCCCATCCAGCGCTGGAAGCGCGCCTGGAAGGTCGATTGAGCAAGACAGCATGACTAAGGCAGCATGAGCAAGACCGCAAAAGAAATCGGACTGATCGTCGGAGGCCTGGCCTTGGGTGGGGTGGGTGCGCTTGCCTACTACGGCTTTCTCGCCTTTGGCATCGGCCTGAGTACATTCACCACCATGCTGGGCGTCGGGCTCAGCACAGCCTTAAGCGGGGTGGGTCTCGCTCTCCGTCAGATACCGCAGCCGGTGGGCGGGCAGTCGGCGATCTCGGCGAACACCGGCGTCTCGCCGCGCAGGGTGGTCTACGGCCAATTCCAGGTAGCCGGCGTTCTGACTTACGCCAGCTTTCCTCCGAGCCAGAACCTCAGCACGACCAATCAGTATTTGCATTTGATTTACACCCTCACCGCTCACGAGATCACGAGCTTTGATGCCGTCTCGATCGACGGCACGATGTACAACTTCGGCACCGATCTGATCTGGGATGCGGGAACCGGATACTGGCACCTGAATCCTGAAAGCTATGGCGGATCTTCCCCGCCGCTGAACGACTTCTACTGGCAACACATTCTGTTCGAATTCGACTTCGGCCGCAGCATCGGCCCGCAGCCTTTTCCTCAGCTGGCGGCTGCAGATTCCTCATGGACGAGCGCTTGCCTTCAGCAAGGATGCGCGAAGGTTCATGTCGTGCTTCGCGCGGATGATGGTTGGACAGCGGTTTTCCCCAGCGGGCAGATTCCAAATTTGCAGTTCTTGATTACGGGAAAAAAGCTGATCGACCCGCGCGTCGTCACCGCCTGGCAGGCCTCCACCAGCTACCTGAAGTGGAATTGGATCGCAGACAACTACGGCAGGATCTGGCAGCAGAACAACACTTCCGGCACCAGCGGAACGGCTCGGCCGAACTTCGAAGGTGCTTCCAGCTTTCCGACGACCCTCAGCGATGGCTCGGTTAGCTGGACCTGCTACGGATTTTCCCTCGCTGGAGCCGAGCAGTGTGTGGACCTCGCGCCACAAGGGCACCTGGTGAGAAGCCGTCTGATGAACGATGCCTGGGCGCCTTTGACCGGCTTTCCGCAACACTTCATCATCGAAGCGCCGCTTGGATATTTTCAGCAGCAGACCGCGGCGAGCGGATCGAGTGGGGCCTCGTATCCGAACTTCTCGACGAACTTGGGGGGCGCCACTAGCGACGGATCTCAGGCATGGGTATGTCTCGGCCGATCACCGCGGGCCATCAACCCATCGAACAACGCTCTCTGCGTTAACGATTATCTCCAGGATACTGATGCCGGCATGGGCGCCGCAGCGGCTTCCATCGACATCCCTTCGGTGATCGCCGCGGCCAACGTCTGCGAAGACCAGGTCCTGATCGTTTGGAACGCGGACAACAC